GCCCTCTCGACAAGCATATGAGTCGTGAATCATTAGGTTATTCCAAATAGGTGCTACAACTTGTAATAATGCGTGTTGAGCAATTCTATCTGGATAAAAAGGCAAGATATAAATCTCACGTTCTTTAGGTTCGTAGATTTTTTTAGAGCGATATTTTGATGTAGTGAATTCGCCTTTACAAAGCATTTTCTGAAGCTTTAACAAGTTGCCTTCAACATCTTTCTCAAACTCTAAAATACCACTTTGCCAAGCCTTACCTTTACGAGCTTTTCTATAAGCTTTATATAGGTTTTCTGGGTCTGTTATTTTATCCCAGAGATTACCGTGTCGTTTCATAATAGGTCTCCTGCAAGGACGTTCGGTTTCCCTACTAGCCCCAGAGGAGCGGTCGCTGTGTATTTTGCTGTCATCTCTTTCAAGAATCGCAACAAGGTAAAGGAATCAGCCAACAGACCGTTTAGCCCCGCAACAAGAGGTATATTTTTATTGTCTGCTGTAGCCGTGACACTCCGACTCGATTTGTTCGAATTCAGATTAAGTGGGGAATTATTCCATTTCGAACTGCGTGAACTGCATTTCGAACTGTTATTCCAATTACCGCCTAGTTTCGCACGAAAATACCCCTTTACCATATTCATCATAACAATGAATCCTTTATAATCTATTGGCGGCAGGCTCCGCGACACCCCGACTCGATTTGTACGAATTCAGATAAAGCGGGGAATCATTCCATATCGAACCGCGCGAACCGCACTTCGAACCGTTATCCCAAGCACCGCCCAGTATCGCACGATACGGAGCGTTATAGTGTTGTCCTGCCACATCTGAGTCATTGCCATCGTAAGCATTAACCCAAGATGCTCCAGTACTATAAACACCACCAGGGTCTCTTGACCATTGCCACATAACACCAGCCATATCTTCACAGCCAATATTACTAATCATTCTACGACCAGCAGTATCTGTATGACCAGTAGTTGTGCCTGGGTCGCTTGAACCAGAAATATTAGTGCCTTGGTTAGCACCAATTGATGCTGTAACAAATTCAGTTTGACGAATTAATTTCTTGCCGATATTACCAAACCATTGTTCAAATTTATATCCGTGCCAACCGTTAGAGCCATCAGCAATCGTTCCACCATTAACTGATTTAAGCAATGTTCCAGAATAACTAGGTAAATAAATATCAACCCACATACCATCATTACTTAACACCATTCCCTCTGGAGCAGACATAGGTCGATTAAATCTATCCCATACTGAACGAGGTAAAATATCACCTTGAGCATAACCACTAAGGCTATGACCAGATATAGTGCCTACTGCTACGCATAAGCAATGAAAACCTGCAATCTTACGAGAGTTGCTGGAAGTGTAACCAGTTGGTACACTTGAGTTATTGCTAAGAATAACACCACCTGCACTTAAAAGATAAACATAGAAGTCTTTACCTGCTCTATTAGATGCTGTGGCATAAGAACTATCGTCCCAATTACCAGCTGTGTTTAATGCTTTAGTAGTTTCCGCTACTTCAACTAGCGTACCATCTACAACACCACCTAAATCGGGGATATGTAGTGTATTTGCTGAAGCTCTACTAAATAAAGTGCCTTGGTCTAAGAAAGTTGATGATGTGAAGCCACCACTAGCAGGATTTTGCCAAGTAGGTGTAGTACCAGTACCATTAGATGTTAATATTTGACCTGATGTAGATGCTGATGCAGACATATCTAGTACATCAATCTCCGAATCTGTTGCCGAAACACTTAAATCAGCTAAACTTTCAATTTTGCTTGTATTTAAATTAGTAAAGTTGGCGTCCATCTCCGTGTGTGTTAATGCCGAGCCTTTACCTGCTCTTGTTACTATTGTTGCCATAATTACCTCTTAAATTATATAAGTTCCAGTATTGTCTTTATAATGAGTTTCTGCATATTCTCTAGCATTAACTTGAATTATTCCACTCTGGTCAGTTTCTAAAGATAGTATCATAAACTTGCGGTTTCTGTCTAGTAAATCGTGATTAAGTGTAATAATATCCCCCACTTCTAAATCAGCGTGTTTCATTGTTGTAGCAAAACTACAAATTAAAGGTGTTTGTTTAATTCGTGTTCCAGAGTCATCTTCTGTATATCTACTTGTGTGTAATGTTATTTCAGCTAATTCTTCAGCTTGAGTTGTATTAGTTACTGCTTTAATATCTAATATCTTCTCAATAATTTGCCCCTCTAAATCTTGCAAATCAGTATCTTCAATCATAACTTGAGATGCTAACCATTCATCTGTTGGGTTAATATATTTTAATCTAAC